AGTTTCGTAATGTTGCGAACCATATCCTCGATCGCGTCTTCCGCGGACTTCGCGCCGAAGACTACATCCTGAAAGTTCCCCGCGATCTCGTTACCGATATCGTCGTAGAGATCCTTTAACTCCTCCGCCTTCTCTCTTTGACGGTCGAGGACGATAATCTCCTCCTCCATCCGAGTAAGCATATCGAGTTGTTCTTGCGAGAGAGCGATCCCCCGCTGCTTCGCTTCGATAAGAACTCGCTCGGCGTCGGAGACGCCTTCGAGCAGGGCAATCTCGATCTGTAGTCCGGTCCGCGCTTCTTCGAGTTCTTCGATCCAAGTTTCGTATTTCTCCGCCGCTGCATCGGTCGCCGTCGCTACGGTATCGGTCTCGTCGGCGAGTAGCCCCATGAGCAAAGCGAGTTGCGCGAGTTCTTCCCGCTGTTTTGCAATCTCCGGCGGGATAGTCGGTCCGACTATATCTCCCTCGCCGCCCGTCGCGTCCGTAAACGCCTTCTCCGCTTTCGCGGCGAGCCCGTCGATAAACGCGAGGATCTCCGTCTCCGCTTTTCCGATATCGCCTTTCACGAAGTCCGCGAAGTTGTTGCCCTTCCGGTCCCGTCCGTTAAACTCGTTCTCGATAGCGTCGAGGGAGTTCCCCATTACCAACTCGGCGAACTTCATATCCGCGTCGAGTTCGGTAAGAATATCTTTACGGATCGCGTCGGTAAAGTTCGCGGACGCCTTTAGTACCGCGGTCGTGCCGGTGAGCATCCCGTCGAGGTTGGCGGAGAAACCGGGGAATAGAACATCGAAGATCGACGCGACATTTACCGCGAAGCCCGAGACAAGATCGATCGCTCCCGAGACGAAGTCTTTCGAGAGGAGGTCGAGCATATCGGCCATGAGTAACTTCCACCCGGCTTTAATCTGAGCCCACGACTGATCGAAGAACTTAACGAAGCCCGCCATAGTGACCTGTACCGACTTAAACTCGTCGAAGAAGAATCGACCTAACTCGAACGAGAGGGCCGCGGTCGCGAGAGCCGCCATAGTCGCCGCGATCGGAATAAGCGAGGCGGAGATCGACGCGAGGACCGGCGGGATCTGGGTAAGCGAGACGAGGAGCGAGGAGGTAAGCGTTACGAGTTTAAGTCCGACAAGAACCGTCGCCGCGATACCGACCCCTTTAAGAGCCGCCGCGAGGAGGAACGCCGCCTTCCGATTCTCCGTTACGGTATACTCCATGCCGACGAGGATCCGGACCGCGCTCGTAGTTATATCGATAACATCTCGAAGAACTGCTCCGAACCCGTCGTCGTCTTCTCCGAACTGAAGTACCAGTTCCTGTACCGCCGAGAGCAAGGACTTAAACGAACCGATAAGGGTATCGTCCATCACCTTCGCGAACGCCTCCGCCTCGCCGTTCGCGTCCCGGTTCGCCGCGATGAAGTCTTTCATCTTCTCGGTGTTCCCCGCGAGGAGGATAGCCGCGGAGGCATTACGCGACATAAAGATCGCCGCCGCCTTCTCCGCGTCGAGTCCGCGCTCGGCGAACTTCTCGAAGATATCTACGAGGGAGTGCATCTCGGGATTCACATCGGCGAGGGAGAGACCCATATCGAGGATTGCCTTCTCCGCTTCCCCGGTCGGCTTAATCAGTTTGAGAAGCACCTGTCGCATATTGATACCCGCGGTCTCCGCCGGGGTACCAGCGTCCGCGAGAACGCCCGCCGCCGCCGCGGCTTCTTCGATACTTACCCCCATCGCGTTCGCGATCGGTCCGAACTTCGAGATAGCCATACCGAGATCGGCGACCTCGACCTTCGCCCGGCTCGACTGCGCTACGAGAACATCGACGACGCGACCGGCGTTCCCCGCATCGATCCCGAACCCCCGGACGAGCCCCGCGGTGATCTCCGACGCTTGTCCGAGTTCAATGGCGCCCGTCTGAGCGAGATTAAGAGTCGCCGCGATCGCGGAAGTAGATTCCTCAGTAGAGAAACCCGCCCGGGTCAGTTCGAGGAGACCGTCGGCGGCTTCGCTCGCGGAGAACCGGGTCGTCGCACCGAGTTTACGGGCGGTATCCGAAATCTTCTCCATCGACGCGTTAAGGACCTCCTGATCTTTGATCTGCCCCCCGAGGACACCGCGGATCGTCGCGATCGATTGCTCGTAGGTCGCGAAGGTCTTAATCGCGGTCCGGGCTCCGGCGAGCGCGGCGGCTCCGCCGAGGAATCGAGCCATAGTACCCGAGACCGACCCGGAGGTCCGCCCGAGTCGCTTCATCTTTCGATCGGTACGGTCGATAGAGCGGTCGACACGGCGTCCGGAGCGTTCGATCGTACGACCGGCTCCCTCGAACTCCCGAGCCCCCCTACGGACGCGAGAGGCGTCGATAGCGAGTGATAGGGTATCGACGCCGTTCTCCATGATCCTAGTCTCCGTTAAGTTCCTGCTTCGCCCCTAGATACCCCGTCTCGATCGCGTAGATACCTCGATACACCCATGATCGGCAAGACTCGGGGTAGCCGGACAGTCCGAACCATACGGCGAACTCCGTAAGGGGAATCCAGCCCATCCCGGAGCCCGAGAACGGGCGGTGCCGAGAGAGTTCGAGCCATGCGTCCCCGACGATCTCCTCGAACTCGGAGAGTTCCGGGTATTCCTCGTACGCCTTCGGAGTTATTCCTTGTCGTTCGACGGATCGGAGTTGTTTGAGGGCGTGACCCCATCGTCCGTACCATCCGCCGAACTCCCGGAGTTTCCCAGTTCTTCCGCCTCCATCTCGTCGCGGAAGTTCGCGATATCCATCGCCTCCGCCTCGACGAGTTTATAGAACTCCTTGTACGACGAGAGCATCCGGGTCGCTTCGGCTACCGAGTAAGGGATCGGCTCGCCTCCGTTCTCCCGCATATTCTCCCAGTCGAGGAGGATATGCTTCGCCATAGACTCGACGGTCAGTTCGTGGAGTTTCTCTTTCCCGATCTCGATCGAAGCACCGACTCGCTTCTTCTTCGCGAACTTCCGACGCTGTTCGAGCATGAATCCCTCGTGAGCGTCGTTATTAACGCGAGCGATCTTTAGACGAAGACCTCCGTCGAAGTCGATCCAGACTCCTTCGTTCTCGGATTTCTCGTTCGTCGCGAGTTGGGTAATATCAAACATGAGGCGCGTCTCCTGTATATGGGCGTAAGGCGAAGGGAGGCGGCGCGGTGCCGTCCTCCCTCGGTATCGTATCTCGCCTTGTTCGTCGAGTCAAACGCTATGAGAGGGCAGGGAATCGGACGACCCGGATCATCGCGTCGTCGGTCCCGTCTCGCTTCGCGCTCCACGCGTGATCGGTAATCACATCGGTATTATTCGATCCCGCGACTCGCTGCCCGCTCGTGTAGTTGATGAGCGGGATCTCGATCACATACGAGTTCCCGGCAACGATGCTCGATTCGTCGGTAATGAATACGCAGATCGAAGACTCGGTAAAGTTGAGATGCTTATTCGCGAGGACATTGTCCGCGAGGTACTTCTGTAGCGTCCCGGTCAGTTCGAGTTGTCCGTCCCCGACCGACTGATACCCGAGAGCCCCGATCTGAGTCCGACCCCGAAGGTTGTTCGCGAGCGAGAGCGAGAACGCGGTCGCCGCGAGACTAGCGTACGCCTCCTGAACCCCCTGAACATTATCCGTCGAGTTAACGATCGGATTCGTATTCGCGTCGGTGTACCCGGTACCGATCGTCGCCGAAGCGGACGCGGCTTGTTTACCCATGAAACCGAACGAGCCGGTAACGAGACCCTCGGCGGTAATCGAGAGCGTGAAGGTCTCGATCTCCATACCTACGAAAGTCTCGAAGGTCGAGGCGATATCTCCGTACTTCCGTTCGATCGAGAACGAGCGATCTTCGACGCCGTTAACGATCTGCGATCCGTTCGTAATCGTAACCGAGCCCGACTCTACCCCGGTATCCTGAATCGTCTGCTCGACGGTGATAACGGTAGAGGTCGCCCCGGTAACTTTGTAGAACGAGTTCGCGAGCGGTTCGTCGGTCGCCCCGGTGACGCGGACCCAATCTCCGGCGGCGGGAGTGTTCGTCCAAGTCGCCGAGGTCGTGATCGTATTCGACGCGAAGGTAATCGTAGTCGTCGCGGAGATAACGGTCGCTTCGGTCGTCCAGTCCGCGCTACGGAGAGCCGCTTCGAGGAACGAGTCGAACGAGCCGTAAGACAACTCGAACTGAATATCGCCCGAGGCGGAGACCATCGTACGAAGAACATCGGAGATCATCCGGTCGTCCCGGATCTCCGCGGAGTTCGTAGTCTGCGTATCGCCTTTAAGCGACTCGCCGGTCATTCGGATTTCTTGAAGACTTCCCGAGGGAGTCGTTCCGTAAGTGGATTCTTCGATAAACGAGAGAAGAACCCGGTTTGCTGTTGCTGACATGATTTCGTTCTCCTATGAATCGAAGTCGTCCGAGTTAAACCGCGTATCTACATCGACACGCCAGTACCCGCCTTCGCGAGTTCCCGGGAGAGGTCCCGAGTTCTCGCACTTAACTGTACCCCCCGAGCCGGTAATAGTCACTCGGCGGAGTCCGGCGACGAGGATATCTACTATCTCGGTCGACCGTTTCGTTCCCTTCCCGAGCCGAGTAAATACCCCGACTTGGATTATCCCCGGACGACGGGTCCGAGTGTTGCTAGTTCCTGTATCGGCTTGACGGGGCGTCGCGTGTAAGATATGAACCTCGACATACGCTCCCGGACGAGTTTCGGGGTTATCCGAGGCGACCTCCTCCGCGTTCGGGTAGAAGATCGGTAGATCCTTCGAGTCCCCGAGGAGTGCCTCGATCTTGCCGATAACCGCGTCTTCCATCGCCGAGTAGTTAAAGAGACTCATTTAAGGACCCCTTTCATCTCGACGAGAGTAAGCCGGACCATCCCGCTCGGTGCCTGCGAAGACGAACCGCGTTCGAGGTCGCGAATATACGGAACCGAGTTCGTGATATAGATCGTATCGTCGATCCCCGCTTGGTTAATACGAGCGAGCCCCGCGGAGAGTACCCGGTCTCCGGATTTACTCTTAGGTCCCGCGCCCGTACCGACCTCGTTTAGATTGATCTGCCAGCCCCCGCGGGCTCGACCGGTATCGACCGGGGTCTTTAAGACGACCCGACCGAGCGCGTCGAACGCGATCGCGTGAATATGAGCGAGCGGGATCGTCCGCGCGAATAGTTTCGTCTTAATCCGGACCCGCTTATTGAAGTTCTCGAAGTTCGTCGGCATCCTACACCCCCCGGACTTCGTCGATCGAGAATAGGTAGAGGGCTACATCGTCTCCGGCGCGGATCTCCTCTTTCCCGGTGATCGTATACCGCCTCGTTCCGTAGACGATCTCGTCCCCGACCTTCGGGGCGGTCGCGAGAGCGACGCCGGAGATCCCGGTAAGAAGTGCCTCGGGTGCGAAGAATGTATTTTGCTTGACCATCCCGCCGAGATTAAACCCGGACGAGTTAAGGTACGGAGGTATGAGTTTGACCGTCGTATTCGTCGCCGCGCCTTCTTCGACCTCTCGCGTAGCGGTGTTATACGACGACGATCCGTACTGAACGAAAGTCGCCGACGGCATCTTAGCCATCGCCCGGGCTACCCCGGCTGCTGCTTTCGTATCGAGTTCGGTCGTCATTGTTTACCCTCGGGAGATTGTTCCGCCGCTTGTGATATACCGCGAGAGGAGGTCCTCCGCGAGCCGGTAGTATTTGACCGCGACCGCCCCGCCCGCGAACTGATCCGAAATCTCGATCGGTCCGACGACGATCTTCGACGCGACCTTCGCCCCCTCCCCCTCGTCGAGGTCGGGGTAGATATCCTCGGTGAGTGCCGCGAGAGCCATTAACGCGATCGCGTCCTTAATCCCCTGCGGGATCTCCGACGAGGAGAGGTAGAACCCGTCGTAGTCCTCGACATACGCCCGGGGCCAGTCGAGGGCCTGCGAAGCGGAGACGCGGCGTCCGAGCCACCTACGGGCGTAGAGGGCGTCTATATACCGAGTCGCCTTCCGGAGGGCGATCTCTTTAACGGAGTCGTCGCCGGTCCAGTCGGTATTACCGTAGTTCGAGTGGTAAGTATCCGCATCGGTGACCGAGAGGTAGGACTCCGCGGTACTCGATCCGCTCCCTGTTTCTACGATCAACGCCATAGGACACTCCTAGAAATCGGTAGGCGGAGCGCGATACGCCCCGCCTACCTTCGCACCAGACCCGAGACTCGAATACGCTCGTATCCCCTTTCGGGGAGAGAGCGAAGTTTGCATATCGGATCGATTAACGACCGCCGACCGGGGGCGTATTACCGACCGGGGGAGGGGTCATCGGAGGATCGATCGGGTCCTTCCCGTTCGGATGAGTGTCCTCGGGATTCGGAGGAGACGAGGATAGCGGGTTGGTAGAGCCGGAGGAGGTAGACCCCTCGGGGGCTTTCTCGGGACCCATGAGAGCGTTTACCGCCTCCTGTGCCTTCATCTCCTCGTCGGTGAGTTGTACGCCGTTCTTCTTCTTCCACGCCGGGCGGGTCATGTAACCCTTAGCCGCGTAGAGGTCCCGGTAGGACTTCTGGTTAACGACTCGCTTATTCGAGCCGTCGGGTTTACAGATTTCGATAGTCGGGATTGGTGAGTTTGCGCCTCGTGCTGCCATGAGATTGTCCTTTCGGTTCTCGGTCTTCGGGTTAATAGAAAGACGGGGCTCGAAGTTCCCTCCGAGCCCCGGAGGGTTTTGTATCGTCCACCTAAAGGCGGAGAGTATTACGCGTTATCGTGACAGCGGACCGCGAGGTTCGGATCGAGGGTCTTAAACCCGTAGAGAACATCGAGAGCGACATGCACTTCCGAGGAGTTCCCGACATAGTAGATACGAGCGCGGATAGTCAGGCCGGTAACCGGATCCTGAATGGTAGTCACGCGAGCCCCGAGTTCCGAACCGTGTTCGGGGAGCGGAGCGAGAGCGAGAGCGAACGCGTTCTTATGGAACGCGAGGTTCTCCGCGTCGGTCGTTTGGAGGGTAACGGTCACCGAGGTATTATCAGCCGCAACCGCGACGA